CCGTCAACCTAGGGTCAAAAAATTGGTATATATAATGTAGGCTAAAAAACCTAGTAAAATAGCGACTAATTCGCCAGACCGAATGGCACTACATCTTGTGCCGATCTTTTTTTTTGACACAATATCTAGTGCCACAATATCTAGTAGTTGGTCTTATGTGATGATACTATATGTTAGAATATCGGCCAGACTGTTGGTTTGCCGTTTTTCTTTTTGTCAAACTGTTCTGAGTTTGGTGTGTTATTGGCCAAATCATCCAAAAATTTCTCTTCTTCAATTTGGTTTAATCTTTTCTCACTTGGAAATCTAATAACATTTTTAAATTGAGTGAACTTGATTTGTCTCTTCAACCAATCTATGTATTTCATTTTCGTCTTTTTGGTTTGATAGTTTTAGATTTTATTAATGGTCTTCTTCCTGATCTAACAGTCTTACCCATTCTTGGCTGTGAACCTTTCATCTTCTTAGGCTGAATAGATTTTAATCTTTGAGCACCGGCTCCTGTTCTTTTTGTTCGAGCAAGTTTCTTACCTGCCAACTTCGCTTTGATCTGTCTTTTCTTTCTTATCTTTGCTCCTTTAGCCGGATCTAATTTTTGAAAACAGGTTGAAGGTTTGGCAACTATTCTGCCTTTCCTTGGACCGCTCGTACATCTAAATCCTTTGGTTGGAGTTCCACCTTTTTTTCTTCTAAAAATTTGGCTCACACCTTCTGTGATTGCAGAGTGGTCGGCCTGCTCTAAAACTTTACCGTCAATCATCTCCGGAATGATGTCAACCTCTTGTACCTTTTTTCTTTGTGGCACATGATCTTGTGGCACTATATCTTGTGTCTCCGGTTCCGACTCGATACTATATATTGTGCCACTAGATGTAGTATCTTCAGATTTTTTTGGTACTATGAATTCTTTGATCTTCATATCAGTATTTATTGCAGGATTAGACCTTACAAGACCTTACAAGACCTTACAAGACCTTAACTAAACCTTACCTTAAACTACCTTAAGAGACCTTAAAGTAACAATATATTACAGGGTGCTACATTTTAACAAGATCAACTCAGTATGTTATATAGGTTAAATACAAGCACAATGAAGATATACGAGATTTATAACACTGATGAAAACATAGGTCCAGCACCAGCAGGTGTGTGTTCTAAACCAGCATCATCATTACCAGCATCGTGGATATCTTCTTGTAAGTCACAGGGCAAAAGAAAACGTACAGGTAACCGTAGTGAAAAGATACGTGGCAAGACACAAAAGGTTGCAGGAAAAAGAGTCAAAGGTAAAAAGTACGGCGGTCCTCTACCAGATTATTCAGCATAACCAATAAAACCAAAGACCTAATAGCGAGCCAATAGCGAGCCATAATTAAGCATATGCAAATAGGCTTTATAGGATTAGGCAAACTGGGTATGCCATGTGCAGAAGCAGTCTCCGACAAAGGATTTAATGTACTTGGTTATGACATACTACCTAAGACCAGCACAAAGATAGATATAAAAGATTCAATACAAGAAGTTATAGAACAATCAGATATTGTATTTGTTGCAACTCCTACTCCACACGAAGAAGGATACGATGGAAGAAACCCTACAAGTCATCTGCCACCTAAAGACTTTAACTATGATTCAGTAAAAGAAGTTTTAAAAGAATGCAACAAGTATGTTAAGAATGAACAAACACTTGCATTAATATCAACTGTACTGCCAGGAACAACAAGAAGAGAACTTGCTCCACTGATCACAAATACAAGACTGATTTATAATCCTTATCTAATTGCTATGGGTAGTGTAGGTTGGGATATGATTAATCCTGAAATGATTATTATAGGAACAATGAAAGGCAATCTAGTTACAGCCAATAGAGCAAAACATCTCTTGCATTTCTACGGAAGGATATGTGATAACAATCCTAGAATAGAATTTGGCACTTGGGAAGAAGCAGAAGCAATTAAAATATTTTACAATACTTTTATTAGTACTAAAATCTCATTAGTTAATATGGTGCAAGAAGTTGCACAAAAACTGGGCAACATGGATGTTGATGTTGTGACCAAAGCACTGGCAAAAAGCACACAAAGAATAAACAGTCCTGCATATATGAAAGCAGGTATGGGAGACGGTGGTGCTTGTCATCCTAGAGATAATATTGCATTACGTTGGTTAGCAAAAGATATAGGATTAGGATATGATTTGTTTGAAAGCATAATGACTGCACGTGAAAAACAAGCAGAAAATATGGCACTTGAAATATTAAAACACGGCAACAACATATACTTTACTTCAGACACATACAAACCAGGCACACAATTAATAGATGGATCATACTCATTGCTCGTGCAATATTATGTTAAAAAACACGGTGGACACCTTGTAAATGGCTTTGATAACCCTGTACAAGTAATCGTACGAGTACATGAAACAGACCAAATAACAGCAGATAATAACACTATAATATTTGACCCATGGAGGACATATCCTAAGGGAGATAATGTAGTATATTATGGTAAATAAGTACATATAGGAGAAACAACAATGGCAAACTCGGATAATACATACGGAGTACACAACAAACAGACGAAGATAATGGTCCAAAAACAGCATCAGGCTGATTCATCTTGGGACGTTGTTTCGCAAAGTTTTAGTGGAAACCTAACAACAGCCAAAAACTTTTTCCTAACTGCTGAAGCACAGGCTTGTATCAACGACAATGGAACGCAGGTACAATTTGCTATTACAGGCGACGGCAATGGACTAAAATGGACAGTTGCATTTGGAACTGTTACAAATCCTGCTACAAAATCTTGGGCAACAAAATTTACAGAAGCCAAAGATGCATTAGTTTCAGGAGATGGATGGGCACCTTCCGCTCTTACTACAGACTGGGTTCAAGCAGACGAAGGTGGAACTGGTGCAAAACAATGGTTCATTGAAGACGACTCAGATCATTTATTTTAATCATTTACCACAGGACATAGCACAAACAAAATTACATTTATTTGTTTGCCACGACTCTTTTATTTGAGGGAAATCTTTTATTTCAACAAAAGGCAAAGAAGGCAAATCAAATCCTTGATAACAACACGGACCTATTCTTCCTCGAGCATCAATATAAACTGTTGATCGTGTTTCGTGTTCACAGTCTATTTCATACACTTTCTCTTCAGGAAAAAAGTTTTCATGAGTCTTTTTATACCTATCAATCCCTGCAGGCACATCATATGGAGTTGGTTGTCTAGAACCATCTGCAGGTAATATCCAGTGTGTTATCTTGCCTTCTTTACTCAATGCTGGTCCATAATTCCTGCTATGATCTTCTACAAGAAACTCTTTGAATCCTAATTGTTTTGATAATTGTTTTGCTTGTTCTTGCTGATGGACATTATGTTTAAATGTTATAAACTTCCATGTTGCTTTACCTCCAGCATCAATAAACCATTTTACTCTATCCATAAGTTTATTCCATTCAACATCTTGTCTATATAAATGGTTTGTATCTTCAAGTCCGTCTATACTAAAAACTACTTCTACATTGTTTTTGGCTAAAGATTGCCAAGTGTTCTGTGTTCCTATACTACCGTTTGTTGTTATTGAAGTACGACAGTCGGTCATATTTGCTAGTTCAAGTATATTAGGATTCATCATAGGGTCACCTAAGTTGCCATTGAAATATACAAAAGTTCTGTTTGGAAATTGTAATAAACACTCTTGGAATTTGTCTATGCTTAAATGTAATTCAGGATAAACTCCTTCTACTTTGTATCCATAGAGACTTCTAGGACACAATGGACATCTTGCATTACAATAGGTGCTGGCCTCTACATGAATAGTTTTCATACTACTATTTAACGGCCACAAAAAAAGGGCGATAGTTGCCTACCGCCCCTTAGATCTAATTTAATTACGCAGAGTAATTAATTACTTTTCTGCCTGATTTTTTTAGTAATGAAATTATGTTTGACTTCATTTCTAAAGCAGATGACTTAGGTGCTGTACCTAAGATGTTTACTGTAAAATCTAAACCTTTAGATAACAACTTGTTAGTTGCAGTCTTTCTTGCAGTTGACTTAACTGCTAGGTTTTTAAACTTGATTTTACCACCGTGAACTTCACCGTTTACTTTATAAGCAGACGCCGGCTCCGCAAATACACCGATTTGCTTTGCTCTAGATTTGAAGTTTCTAGTGTACACAACGTATTGAGTTGAGTTTGCCATGGTTTTATTTTCCTTTTTAATAGAAGGAAAAAAAGTCTTAATCATGTTTTCTAACATTTTTGTCCTTTTGTTCCTTGGTTAATAAACGTTGCCGGAGTTTCAATCTCTGTTATCCTAACAACCATGCCACTATTATAATACAGGTTGTACTGAAAGTCAACCGTATGATGCTGGTAAAGGTAAACTAATTGTCTTTGATGCTTGGTACGTGGAATAGATCTATACCTTCGTCGAGTAATTTCTTTGCTTCTTTCTTTGAAGCAGTGCCATAGAACTCTTGATTTCTTTCACCTTTGTGTGCTTTACGTGCCTCTTTAGGAAACTCGTTACCAACATTTTCAAAGTTTTCTTTGACGTGTTTCTCTAATGACTTTAATAAAGATCTTGCTCTGCCTCCCATTACCATTTGATCTCCTGCCATGTTTAAAACATTTTCCCTGCCACGTTCTCTAGGAGATTTTTGATTAGATTTTTTACCAATGTTTGGCATTTGAATATCTTTACGCACTTTGGTGCTGTCGCACATAGGACATACTAATTGTCCTTTTGCTAATTGATTTTCATAGTCTTCACTTGTTGGAAACCAACCTTCAAAACTTGCATCACATTCACATATTAGTTGGTACTTGATCATAATATTATTTACTATTATACGGTTGACAGAAATATTTGTCTAGTATATTATTTAGAATGCGTATAGGATCAGCAAAATATGAAAGAGGCCCGGGTAAAAGAACATCTCAAGGCAATAGGAAGAAGTCAAAACGTAGCAGTATGAACAAATCAAGAAAAAGATCATTCAAGGCTTACAATGGACAAGGAAGATAAAGATTTTTTAAACAATTCTCAAAGAGAACAAAAAGATTTAGAACAATCTATGAAAGAATCGTTTAGACAAAGAGATGAAAGAGTACAAGCAGAAAAAATTAGGAAACTCGAAGCAGAAGTTGGTAATTTAAGAGTACAAAACGCAGACTATTCTCAAATAGTACAAGAACTATCAGACAAACTAGAAAAATATAATACAAAATATGGTAGTGTGTTTACGAAAGGTTCTTCAAAGAAAACATAACTGCGTCTTTTTTAGTTCTAAATTTTAGTGTAGTATAATCTTCCATATAAACTCTACTAGGACCATACTCCTTTAATAACATTTCCAGTTGTTCATCATATGCCCTAAACGGTTCTCTTTCAGGAATACCAACCTTCGTCCCCCAACAGAGAGGCCACCAATACAAAGGATTATTTCCGTATACTTCTACTATCATAGCAGTTGGCACCACAACAAGCAATACAGGAATAATAGTTAATGGCTCTTGCCACCAAACAAGTTTATTAAAAAACATATCAACTAGATGCACTATGCCCCACCATATACCTACAACAAATCCTAATATGCCTAATACTATACCTAAGTCTTCGTCTTCATCCGGACCATGACCCATGTGAATTTCATGGTGAGTTCTGTATTGTATAAATTTGTTTGGATTTTTACGTTGTTTTTTAGGTTGTTTTTTACGTTTTGCTTTCATATACACTGTAATATTTAACATTTACCATTATCCACGTTGATTTATATTACAAATATGTTATAATATCGAGTAAATACTGAAAATGCAGAAACAAACAAAAAGTATCCTGGAAGAATTAAGCAACATTTCCTTTACTAAAGACAAGGAAAACGTGGTTGAAAGCCGTGCATCTCACATACTAGAGTCAGCAATTAGACTAATAGGTTATATCAGAGAAAACTTTGACCAAGATACAGCATTTAAATTAGAAAAAAAGTTTCATTCTGCAATAAAAAATATGGACGCATCTAAGTTTTCTAAAGGTGTTAATAGAATTAAAGAAAACAAAGACATCAAAGACAACGTACTTAAAATCAAAGACGGCGAATACAAAGAGGATTAACAATGTTAATAGAAGATGTCCTAACAGAATTTAAAAGGACACACCTAGAACATATAGAAGATATAATTTTATATGACGGATTTGATGGCGGTAAAAGAGTTGTAGATTATTTCCGTGCTTTACTGGTTACACTACAAGGTACTTCAGCAGAATCAATGTCAGTGTCAGTTAAATGGGATGGTGCTCCAGCAGTTGTTTGTGGTATACACCCTGAAACAGGAAAGTTCTTTGTTGCAACTAAATCAGCATTTGCTCAAAATGCCAAAGTGAATTATACTAAAAACGATATTGCAAAAAATCATGGCACAGATGATTTAGGACAAAAACTTTTAAAATGTCTTGTACACTTAAAAAAAATAAACATACAAGGAGTAGTACAGGGCGACTTATTATTCACCGATGATGATATAACAAGAAAAAACTTTAACAATGTTCCACACATAACATTTACACCCAACACTATTACATACGCAGTTCCAGAAGATTCAGACTTGGGTAAACAAATTGACAGAGCAAAAGTAGGAATAATATTTCATACAACTTACTCAGGTGAAACACTTGCAGACATGACAGCATCAGCAGGTGCAGATGTAGAATCATTTGGTGCGTCAGCAGATGTATTTTTTGACAATGCAACTTACAAAGATGTATCTGGCTCTGCTAAATTTACAGCAGACGAAACAAAAAAATTCATGAATGGCATTGAGAAATTAGAAGCATTACTACAAAATGTTCCTAGGGATTTACAAAGCCAACTAGGACAGAACAAAGACTTTGTGCCTATGTTTCAAATGTATATCAATGCAATGGTTAAACAAGGACAGTTACCATCTAATGTAAATCAGTTCTTGCAAGGATTTAAAAAGTTTTATGCAGATAAAATGCAACAACAAATTGCAGGACTAAAAGCACAAAAGGCATTGGCATTAAGACAAGACAAAATGAAACAGATGCCTGCATTCCTAAACAGAGCAAAGAAACCTTTACAAGCGATGTTGACTTTTTATAAAGCAGTACAACAACTAAAAGGTTTTGTTCTTAAGAAGATGAACCAAGCAATGGCAATTGGATCATTCCAACAGACAGATAAAGGATTAGAAGTTACAGATCCAGAAGGATTTGTTGCTGTTGATAAATCAGGTAATGCTGTTAAACTTGTAGATAGATTAGGATTCTCAAGAAGAAACTTGACTGCTGTCAGCAAATTCCAAAAAACTAATTAAAGTTTTATTAATCTGTTCCTGTAATTTTTCTTTATTAAAAAATGTATCGTAATTGTGTTGTCTAAGTGCAATGGTTTGCAAATACAAATCTTGCCAATCTTTAGAAAGTAGATCTTTACAAAGTTTACAAATTGCATCTACTCTCTTATTGCCATCTTGTTCTAAATCATAACTCTCATCAAAATAATAACCAAAAGTTTTAAAACCCATTTCTCTTAACTTTTGCAAATACAGATAGTTTCCATGCACTACAAATATTTGTTGAGCAATTATAGGTTTCCATATTTTTTCTGTCATAAAAACATCAGTGTTATTATCGTTTGTTTCAGATATTAAATTATACTTTGTATCATTATAAGGCTTCTCAAACATATCTTGGTCTTTACCCATTTTAGGATAGTCTTGTGCCCATGGCAACTCGTATTCAGCAGGTAACTTTATTTCTTTATCCCAAAATGTATGCAAACTGTTTGACATTATATCTTGTACTTTTTCGTATAAAGCAAATCTATGTGGCCTAGATTGTTTATTCAAATATAAAAAATCATATTTTTTGTTTTTATGATTAAAGTTGTAATTGTTATTCAGATGTTTTCTATACATATAAAACCAAAACCAACTTACATCACCTGTCCATAGTATATGTTCTATATCTATTTCTGGATATGATGGAGTTTTTTCTAAGTTGTCTATGCTTTCCCATGGGTTCGCTTTAATAAAAACAAAGCCTTGACTGTGTAATAAATCACAACGTCTTTGCAATTCCTCATGGAATTCCTTATTATCTTTAATTCTTATATTTGCTATTCTAGTATCAATTATAGCAAATCTTCTATCATATGAGTCTATATTAAAATTATGTAAAGTATAGTATTCTCCAGTACATTCAAAAGACTGACCTTTTAAAGTGTGCATATCTATAAATTCTTCAAAATCCTGATGATAACCAGTTTTCATTACATCGGTTAATATAAAATTACGTTGCATAGGTTCTATAAATATGTGTATGTTAACACCCTTTTTACAGTATGTATCTGAAGCAAGAGTTGTAAGACGACAAAGCGACCTACAAAGATATACGTTTCAGGAAATTACCGAACGTATATACTTGTCATTTTTAACACTAACTTTGTTAAGAAACTTTAGTCAGACAGCAGGATTTGTTAAATCTTATGCAAATCAAACACTGGCATATGGATCATTTGATAGAGTGCGATCAACTTCTAATGATTTACATAACATGATGGCAGTAGTGGTAGGAGACCCAGCGATTACCAATAAGTTAGCAAATAAAAATCAAGCAATGGCATTGAGACAAAGAAGATCTGTACCTGAACTTGCCATGAGAAGATACCTAAGAGATTTTAAAAACAGTTATTCATTCCTAACCAAACTAGAACGAGCATTAGGAATTAGTAATATGGATTACAGTAACTTGAGAAGAGCAATAAGTGACTACGCAAAACTAGATTCAAAAAGAAAACAAGTAACAACAACAAGATTGTTACAGGCATTAAAAGCAAAACTGCCTGGAACAGACTTACAAAGAAAAGCACAAGAGTTTGCTGACAAACAAAAATTAGAACTAGACGACGTAATTGATGCAGAGAGAACTCAACCAGGTGTTAAATTAACTCCAGATGAGATGTCTGCATATAGAATATTAGTTGGAGCATCTAATGTAAGACGTGCCAAAATAGCCGCAGATATGATTAAACAAGGCAAGGCAGTTCCAGCACCTATCATGTCTGCTTATGCACCTATTGTAAAAATGATAGACGACATAGCAACAGGTGGATATACTTTTGTAAAACTACTTCAATCGATACATGACAGAGCAAGAAAAAAGTAAATGTTATAGATGTTCGTGCAGACCGCACTGCGATGGCAGTTGCAAGAACTGTGAAAACTGTGATACTTGCGATTGTCCAAAATGTTTGCAGAGATTTCACGTAGACGGGTAGAATAAATATTGGTGTATGGCAACACCAAATAATTTTAAAGTAACTGACGCTATCGGTAGCACTGACAACTTTGCAGGTGCTGAAGTAAAGTTCTTTCATATAACTTTAATTCAATCTGACAGTTCAGTGTTAGATATTAGAACAGAATTAGATTATGATGAAACAATGCATAATTTAATTAGAACAATTTTGCAAAGAGGTACAATATTATATCAACGTATTGACAATGCCGCATCAGGCAGAGTAGACATCACAATGGAAAGACCTGGCTGGACAGCGGCCACACTGCAAACAGCAATAAGAGACATGGGTGATAGTGTTGGAGTTAATAATAAGTCAGTTTCGCTGTCTGTAGTGGCAGAAACCGAACTAAAATTGGATAATTCGTAATATTATCGCTTAATTTACCAATCTTTACCATAAATAGATACAAATGTCTCCGGAGCGGAGACATAGTCATTAAAATCAGAGAAATAGGAGGATTAAAAATGGCATACGACAACACACTACCAGCGGGCGGTCCAGGAAACTTTAAAACACCAAACCTTGCACATGAAGGCGAAGGATGTAGAGTTGACTTCATCACCGTTGACTATATCAGTGACGTGTCAGGAGAGGTAACACACTCTTTGGCATCGGCGAACACTGCGGCTCTTAAATTATCTATTGAAGCAATCCAGAACCAAGGAGTTAATATCCTAGGTATGGGTGCATTAGGTAACTCAGACACAGAGCAAACTTACATGGTTAGAGCAGACGCTTTAGACACTATAAGTTCAACAACAACAGTAGCGGCAATCCAAGCGGCAGTAAGAGCATTGGACGCCCTAACACCTGACAAAGTAACAGCAACAATATCATCTGCAACAGCGGCTGATAGAGATATGTCTGATACACAGGTAGCATAATAGTATAAACTAGAGGAGAAATAGAATGGCTTATACAGGATCAAGTGTTGCAGGTGGAGAAGGTAATACAACTTTTCATGCAACATCAAAATATGACGGCATGGGTAAAGAATTAGAATTCTTTACAATCGACTACGTCGATGCCATGAACGCTCAAACGGCAAAAGGTGCTGACCAAAATACAGGTGAAAACTGTGTTAGAATATACGGTAACATTGTAGCGGCAGGCCCTTTAGCAGACAGTAACACGCAAAAAACTTATATGACTGAAGGAACTGACAACTTTGTTGGTTCTCAAGCAACTACAGGTACAGGTGCGTTTACTTTAACAGAAACAACAAGCGGTGGATCATTAGCAACTTTGCAAACGGCTCTTAGAGCAGTTTCAGGTCAAAATGGTTCTACTACTGCAACTCACACGCAATTAGCGGTTCTAACTGCGGCAGTTGTAGCATAAGGATAAGGAGAAATAAATTATGCCAGCAACAAGTAATGCAACAGCAAATATGTCTAGAAGACAATCTTTCAATGGTAAAGGTTTAACTTTCATTGAAATGATCTTTGACGACGAAGTAGCAACAACGGCAACAACTCCGGACACTAAAGACAGTGCTTTTGAAATTTGCAGTGAAATCATCCAAGAAAAAGGAACTTTACTAGCAAAATCTTATTCATTAGGAAACAAATGTACTGAGAAAGATGCGGCGGCGGCAGGTTCAATGACTGAAGACGAACTTATTGACGTTTACACTTTCATAGTTGAAGGAACGCCAGGTCAATACAACACAGCAGACTCGGCTGGAGACATTAACATGGATCCAGGTCAAGCAGACTCAAGTGACCCAGGTGTTATTGCAGATGCAGAAGCGGATTTAGAAACAGAAATTCTAGCAAGACTTTCTGAGAACGATTCAGCGGCATCAGTACACGTTGACGTAAGATACATACCAGCAGATGGAGTTACATCAGCAGGTGAAGAAATCGTTTACGGTGTAAACAGTGCTAGAGTTAACGGTTAATAGTTAATTCATAGAAACTAAATTACCAAAAGGGCGGATCTTTTATTAGGTTCGCCCTTTTTCTTTTGAGTAAATATCCAAAAGGAGAATTCAATGGAAGAGAAAAAAATTGAAAAATTCGCAGTAGAGATCTGTGTTGGAGATAAGATAGAGATAGGACGTTTTCATCTTGCCAATCAAACAATTAAAGCAATAACTTTAGACAAATGGGGACACCCTATTATTGAAACAAGTGGTGGCAGAAAAACAGGTATCTTTGCAAAGAGATTAAAAAAACTTATACCAGAAGACGTTAAGAGAAACGTTGACGAAAAAGAATATAAGGAAGAGTAATGCCCACACCAATAGAAAATACGTTAGCAATTATCTATTCTCCAGAAAATAAAATGAGGGAGAAAGATCCTTACATATATGATATACCAGAATCAAATTTGTGTTGGTTACATAATTGTGGATCAGCGGCAAAGTCCACACTACAATGGCTTAAAAGAGACTATGGCGGATTAAGAAAAATGGATGAAACTGAATTAAAAGCAAACGAAAAACCTGCTTTTGTTTTATTACATGAACCAGAATATAGATGGTGGACAGGTGTTATTGAATGGGGAACTTGCTTTGATGACTACGCATGGTTTAAAAATGATAGAATTATGGAATGGTGGCCACACTTTGATAGATTCACACTAGCACCGTGGGAACTTATTGAACAGGTTAAAGTAGATCATTATATAAAAGTTGGTCCAGATCTAAATGAAAGAATGCAAGATTTTGCCAGAGAACATAATCTAAAAATGTATGGAGAGTTTCCATATGTTAAACCTAGATGGAGAAATGTAAATTATATTAATAGAATGGCAAAAGCATTGAAGCCTGCATTAGAAAACTTAATGAGAAGAAGACCAGAATTAAGAAAAAAGTTAGATGAGTATTTAGAAAAAGATTACCAATATTACAATAAGGCAAAATAATAATGTATGAATTTAGAGTCCACACTCTTGTGGACATAACTGAGAATGGTGTTTTATCCAAACCGTTTCCTTTTAAAACACCTAGTGGAGAAGTAGTGCATGATAAACAAACACTTGCCATAGCAAGAAACCAAAATAATAATTTTAACACAATGCTACAACTCCTTCAGATAAGAGGTAACATCACTTGGGAAGTTCCACCAATGAGGACAAACGAAGTGCTAGGCAATACAGCATTTGGAACAGCATACGAAGGTAAACAAACCAGTTGGCACTTTATATTTTTTGCTGAACAAAACGAAGTATATGGTGATGTACAAAATCCTACAGGACAATTAGTAGATGACTTCCATTTAGTACCTATAATTAATTTTTGCAAAGAAACTGCTACATTTCCTACAAACACTTTCATTACACAAGATAGACGTCTAATAAACACGTACTTTTCATACGCAGGAGAAACAAATAAATAACAATGATTAAGGCAAACACACAGGCAGTAAAGGCTCATATAGGCAATGACACAGGCACAATTACAGGCTATAATTACGGAGGTACAACTCCTAAAAAGTGAGATAAGAAACTATATGAGTACAACTGAATTAGAAAAAACAAACTTAGAAGCACACGTAGATTTGTGTTCAGAGAGATATAAAGGTCTACACGATAGACTTTCAGCAATCGAAGTACGACTAGGTAAAATGAATGAAGAAATGACAGCAGGTCATAAGTCTCAAACAAAAACTATTATAGCAACAGCAGGTACAGTAGTTGCAGGTTTACTATCAACGGTAGTAGTAATCCTAATGAAAATGCCGGGTTAATATTTTTCACAATAAATGTTTATACAAATAGCACCGCGGGTACGTGTCTTTGTGTCTAGTAAACAGGTAGAGTTTATAGAGGCACACAGAGAAGGTACATTTCGCGACAAAGATTTGACACCAGAAGAAGTTGAAACAATAAAAGTACTTGCCGACAAGGCAATATTTGTTCGTAAAAAACTTGACAACGGTATGCAATATGCTTTAAATAGAAGTATAAGGTTTGTGAAGAATGCCACTAAAAAATAAACAGGAACTGGTAAGACAGATTGAGGCCTATGGCTTAAAGCATAAGTTGGCCGAACTTGCACGTAAAGAAGAAGCAAAACGACCATTCCGTCATTTACCAAAACAATTTTCAAAAGGTATCTTAATTGGTAATATTGCTATTGTTCCTAAAAAGCACACAGGTACAAGATATGTGTATGTGATTGCAGATATGATAGAAGCAAAAGTTTTATACGAAGATATAAACTTAAAACAAACAGCAATTCTTGTAGCACATCATCTAGCAGATAACAAAGTACCACCTAATCATATATTAGACCATGACACGCATTTTGCATCTAAACTGTTTGAAATACAACTTGCAAAAACAAGGGTAAAACAAGCAAGAAAAGAACGAGACGAATCACAAGCAGAGATATATCTACAGCGATTAGACGATGCTAACCACTATGCAGACGAATATAAGGCTAAAATACAAGAGATTTTCACACAGACGTTTGGAGGATAAGTAATAAATAACGTTATGCAAAGCACAGAACTAACAAAACCTATAACAACTGAATCTTTACTAAAAGAGTTTGAAACTAGATTTAATCAAACTATGGAATTAAGCAAGTTTACAAAGGAAGAACTGGAAGACTATGCAAACAAAATTAGAACTAAAATCCACGACATAACACAAAACACACATTTTGGCAGAGAACTAAAAGATGACAGTTATCAAAAAAGTCAAATGATGTTAGACGTGGTTAATCAAGCAATTAAAGAATACAGCGACAAAGAAAAAATGGCGGCAACATCGGCTATTAGTGCTAAAGACAAATTAGATAAAGGAATGGCCCTGAATCCAGTTGAAAAGAAAGTAGTTAGCAAACTAATGACAAAAGAAGGTGTTGAAGAACAATCAGAATTAATATTAGCGGCCAAGGACATGATGGATAAAGTTACAGGGTACTTGGAAGATCTAGCAACAATGAAGACAGAAGGTATGCTAGAACTAGCAGACAGAATCAGAGACGAAATGGGAGCAGACAAGGCAGATGCTTTCATGCAAAAAATCCAACCAGCGATTGAACAGGCGGAGGCAACACTCACAACAACTCGACAAGAGTTAGATAACGGTGTAAGAATATTGACCGGAGAGGAAATGGCTTCAGAACCTATGGGCGCCGATGACACGATGAATATGGATACAGATCTAGACTCACTTGACTCAGAAACAGATGCAGAGACAGATGAGTTTGGAGCCTCTGATGCCGAAGCAGGTGGCACAGAACCTGAAGGCAGAGAGCAAAGAGAATCCAAAGAAGTATTTGAACAATCAAATAGAATCTATGGCAAACTAGCGGGGAAGTAAATCCCGTGAGATTTTTTGAATTTAAACCTAATAAAGATTTAGAATCAGCATTGGTTAACACCTTAATGAATATGAAAGGTGATGCTGACGAAAAAGATCAATCAAGTGAAATAAGTTTTGATGCTGTAAAAAGCATAATGTCTAACACAGGATATCCTGCGTTCAATTACGATCTGTTTAAACAAATGTATGACAACGGTGAAACATTAAAAAATGTTGTAGCAGATTTCGATCAAGAAAAAATAGTAATCAAAACAGACAAAGAATCAGAAGCAGATCCAGAAATGGATTTTGATAACCAAGGTTCTACAGATAAAGTTAAGCAGATGGCCAAGTCTGCAATGAAACGTAGACAGTAATCAATAATTACTAATATGCCTAGCAACTATATAACGGTTGATACCATCAACCATATCAATGCCGAACTATCTAATTACTGCAACGCGGCTTGTCCAATGTGTGCAAGGTTTGATGCAGAACAAAATTTGGTAAAAGAAATTACCAATAACAAGCATACTACACTAGATGATATCAAAAATAAAATTGGTAATAGAGTTATAAAAAATCTTATAACTTTTAGGTCTTGTGGCAACGTTGGTGATGGCACTATGAATCCAGAATGTGAACAGATATATGATTATGTAAAATCTGTTAATCCTACAACCAATTTATCTATTAATACAAACGGTGGGGCAAGGAACACAGACTTCTATAAGGAACTGGCCAAAATTGGAGTAAAGGTAATTTTTTCAATTGACGGATTAGAGGACACTAATCATCTGTATAGAAGAAATGTTAAATGGAACAAACTAATTGAAAATGTTAGTAGTTTCATCAGTATGGGTGGCAAAGCATATTGGGACTTTCTAGTATTCAAACATAATCAACATCAAATTGAAACTGCTGAAAAGTTAAGCAAACAATTAGGTTTTACATTGTTTAATAAAAAGACCACAACCAGATGGAACGACTTTGACAAGGATGGCAACTGGTTACAGAGAGATAAAATAGAAATAGATGATTACACATTAGAAAAACCACTAGAGAAAACTATTAAACACGTAACTAGGCAAAGAGTCGTTAAGAGTTTTCCTATAAAAGATATTGATAACAAAAGAGATGTCAAAGTACAAAAGGTAACCACTAATAAAATTCGTTGTCATTCATTTGCAAACAATAATATAGAAATATTTTTACACGCAAATGGTAATGTAAGTCCTTGCTGTTGGTTGGGAGATTTAAAAATACACGAATCAAAAAACATTATCAAAGACTATGCAAGTGTTAATATACGTCATACACCATTACAACAAATACTAGACGGATATTATTTCAACGAGATATGGAAGGGCGTACAAGGACAAGTTCAAAATTATAAATTAACTACTTGTCAAAATGTATGTAGATACAATGGGTAAAAGTTATTGTGCTAAACTGTGGAATCATCAGTACATTCACATGAGCGGAAGTTTTAGATTGTGTTGTGCTACAATGGATAACATAGAAGATGGTAATGGCAATCGTCTACATATCAACAATAATTCTCTTGAAAATACTTGGAACTCTAATCAAATAAAAGATATTAGATTAAAAATGATTAAGGGTGAAGATATTTCTTCTTGTTCTAAATGTGTTGAACAAGAATCTAGAGGTTATAAGTCTATGCGTGAATCACAAGACATGGAGAAAAATTTTGCCTTAACCAAAGAAGATGGTGCAGTAGATGTTATGCCCACAACAATGGAATTACACTTTGGTAATCTTTGTAATTTAAAATGCAAAATGTGTGGACAACAATATTCAAATCAAATAGGAAAAGAACTGCTTGAAATAGGAAAAGATGATAATGATTTTCTAAATTGGATTTACAAAGAAAGTGGTAATGTTAATATATGGACTAACAATTTATCTGTAGAATATAAATGGTTTCAAAATAAAAAAATTAAAAGTAAATTGTTTGAATACATTTCTCAACATATTAATAGTTTAACAGTTATAGGAGGAGAACCTACTGTGATTCCAGAATTCTGGGAACTGTTTGAATACTTAGAACAAAAGGATACTTTAAAAAACTTATCTATTACCCTTACAACAAACCTTACTAATGTAAACCCTAAACTAACAAACTGGCTACCCAAACTAAAAAGTTGGAAGGTGTGGGCGAGTGTTGATGGTATTGATAAACGAACAGAGTACATAAGATATCCTAGTAACTTTAAAAAAGTTTGTGAGAATCTAGAGTTTTACAAAAACCTATTAGGAACAAACGGTAACATTACATTAAGTCCAGCAATACAATTATTAAACATAGATCAGTTAGATGAAATTCTAATATGGTGGCTTAAATTTTGTGATGGAAAACTTGGAAAACAATTAGATGTTTCTTGGATGGCTCAAGTTTGGTATCCTACAATATGCAATTATGATATAGCACCAAAATCTTATAAGATAAAAGTTGCTAATAAATTAAAACAATCATTAACTTTGTTTAACCAGTATGATCAAATAAAGACCTTTTATAAAAACCAAATTGATAACTTATCTCAAGATGTTTGTAACTTCACAGATAGAAAACACTTTCAAAAAGCATTTATTAGATATAACGATACGCAAGATAAACACAGAAATAATACTACTTGGAGAGAGTTATTGCCTGAACTAGAATTAGCATTGACAGATAGTATATCATAAACTATAATATATAAATGAAAATTACCGAAGATGTGTTAAAAAGTAAAGGCATTGCCTACATACAGAGATATCCTTACGAGGAACTAGAAAAAGTTACCAAAAATCGAAAAAGGCATTATGAAACCCCAGATGGTAGACAAGTGCCCAGTGTAACCACAGTGCTATCTGCTACAAAAGATATGACACATTTAAACGCCTGGAAGAAAAGAATAGGCGAACAAAAAGCACAACAAATTGCAACTGAGTCTGCAAACATAGGAACAGTTATGCACGGCTCATTAGAAAAACACGTAAAAGGTATTGAAAGAAAACCTGGTTCTAATCTTATACATCAAAAAGCACACGCAATGGCTAATGTTATTATTGATAACGGATTAAAAGATGTAAGTGAAGTATGGGGTTCTGAAGTTTCATTACACTATCCTGAACTGTATGCAGGTACAACAGATTTAGTTGGTGTGTACAAAGGTGCTCCAGCAATAATGGATTTTAAACAAGCACGTAAATTAAAAAAGAAAGAGTGGATTGAAGACTATTATCTTCAATTAGTTGCATATTCTGAAGCACATAATAAACTTTATGACACGCAAATAAGTGCAGGTAGGATTTTTATATGCACACAAAATAACGAATTTCAAACGTTTGAAATAGACAATTACGACCATTGGGTTGGACAATGGTATGCTAAATTAGAACAATACTACAAGTCTATCCTTTAATAAATAACTGTATTATGCCGATAGTACAGATATCAAGAATACAACACAGACGTGGAAAAAAGACTGATTTGCCACAATTAGCCGCTGGAGAATTAGGCTGGGTAGTTGACGATCAAAGACTTTATATTGGAAACGGTACTGTGGCAGACGGTGCTCCAGCAGTAGGCAACACAGAAATAATGACTTCTGGCTCAGCAGGTTTTACAACATCACTATCATACACATACAAAGGATACTTGGGAGATTCAACACCAGTAGGAACAGGTGCATCAGGCGATGTTTCAAGAACTTTACAAGCAACATTAGATGATTATGTTTCAGTAAAAGCCTTTGGTGCAGTAGGTGATGATTCAACAGCAGATGCAACTGCAATACAAAGAGCATTAGACGAATTATATTCAGACACAGATCAAGATGATACAAGAGCAAGAAGAATATTATTTTTTCCTGCAGGCATATACAGAATTAGTACAGCATTAACTATACCACCTTACGCACATTTAGTAGGTGAAGGTCCAGACAAAACAATTATAAGAAACTCAGGTAACAATGCAGTTATAGTTACTGAAGATGATGACGGACAAACTTATGGTAGCATTGGTGGAAGTAGTGCAACAACTCCAACACAAATTCAAATAGAAAACATGACTTTTAGAAACACAGTTGCATATGGTGGAGCATCAATTGATAATGCAACTCATGTGTATTTTAATAAGTGTAAGTTTCAAGGTTCATATGCATCAGGTGGTGCAGATGCATCAAATTCAAAAGGTATAACAGTTAGATCAACAACTGCTCTACCTTGTTCAAATATAGTTTTTGATCAATGTCAATTTACAAAATTTGCTAGACTGGTTGATCTATCATATGATGTAACAAATATGAGATTTTCTCATTGTGATTTTGCAACTTCTTATTACGGTGCAATGGTTGGTGAATCCATGGACGGATCAACAAACGGATTAACTAAAGGTCCTAGAGGTGTACACTTTGCAGGATCAAGTTGGAGTGATATAGGACAACAAGCAATTTATGTTAAACCGGCATCAGGTGCTGACTCAGGAGTAGGTCCAAGAAATATTGTTTCATATGGTAACTGGTATGCAGAGACAGTTGGAAATAATTTTGAAGGTGTTCAATCAATAAATGAAGTTCCTGTAATACAATTTGACAATGACGAATGTACATCTATACTAGACTTTTTTGAAAGAACTTCACAAAGAGATACTAACTTTGGAGATTCAACAGATCCTTCAAACACACCACCAGAAGTACAAGGAATAGGATTACATACAAAAGCAGTTAAACAAATTACTTTATCAGACAACACATCGTCGGCCACCGATACAGGAATATACCTTCCTGGACTAAATGATAAGGGTGTAAAAATTACTTACAAAATAAACAGAGGTACAAATTATAGAACAGGAATATTAACTATAAGTGCCGCAGGTGAATATGCATCTTACAATGATGATTATGAAGAATCCAATGGTGATGCTGGTGTAACACTGACAGCAAAAACTTCAGATGGTGATTCAACTGCTGGTAACGACACTATAAGAGTACAATACACAACCACATCTTCGTCAAGCACAGACGCAACGATGGAATACCAAGTTCAAATCCTAGTATAAAATCACAAGTTGTGATAATTAATCCGTAGACAAAAACTTTTTTTTATCATATTATTAGCATATAATAAAAAAGTCAAACGATAACCGAGTTTGATGATTACGAACCATGATAAAAATTTTAAAATACGCACAAAAAACTTATAAACCGGAAAACAGATAAATATGGATACAATAAAAACTAAAATCAAAACGAGGCTAACGAAAACTCACATGACGACCACCAACTCTTCTAGAATCAAAGTACAAAAAAGAGATGGTAGGCTTGAACCGTTAGACATTAATAAAATTCATTTCGTAGTTGAAGAGGCTTGTGAAAACTTGCCTGGTGTTTCAGCATCACAGATTGAAATGAATGCCAACATACAATTTTATGATGGCATGACTACAAAAGATATTCAAAACGTTTTAGTACGTTCAGCAAATGATTTAATAACTTTAGAAAATCCTAACTATCAATACGCCGCGGCAAGACTTTTATCCTATGACGTAAGAAAAGAAGCACACGGACAATACGAATACATTCCATTATTAAAATTAGTTTTAAGAAATATTAGATTAGGTGTCTACGATAAAGGCATTGTAGAAAAATATACTAAAACAGATATTAAAAAACTAAACACATGGATACGAAGAGACAGAGATTTAAACTTTACATACTCAGGATTAAGACAAGTTGTTGACAAGTATCTTGTACAAGACAGAAGTTCAGGACAACTTTATGAAACACCGCAAGATATGTACATGATGATTGCGGCAACATTGTTTGCAGATTATCCTGCAAAGAATAGAATGAGTTATGTTAAAAAATATTATGATGCAATTTCATTACACAAAATTAATATTCCAACTCCGGTTATGGCAGGAGTAAGAACACCTATTAGACAATTTGCTTCTTGTGTTCTTGTTGACAGTGATGATACACTTCCTTCTATCTTTTCAAGTGATATGGCAATTGGATTATATGTTGCCAGAAGAGCAGGTATAGGAATTAATGCAGGACGTATTAGAGGAATTAATTCTAGAATAAGAGGTGGTGAAGTACAACACACAGGAGTGATTCCATTCCTTAAAAAGTTTGAATCAACTGTGAGATGTTGCACACAAAATGGAGTACGTGGTGGAAACGCAACTGTACACTTTCCAATATGGCATCCTGAAATAGAAGACATTCTAGTTTTAAAAAATAACAAAGGTACAGAAGACAACAGAGTAAGACGAATGGATTACTCAATACAAATTTCTAAATTGTTTTATGAAAGATTTATTAGCGACGAAGATATTAGTTTAATATCACCGCACCTTGCTCCAGGATTATATGATGCATTTGGTACAGAAGACTTTGATGACTTGTATGAAAAATATGAAGCAGACAAAAAGATTCCTAAAAAAACAGTAAAAGCACAAGATTTATTTTTTGAACTATTAAAAGAAAGAGCAGAAACTGGTCGTATCTATATAATGAATATTGATCACTGTAACTCACACTCGTCTTTTAAAGACAAAGTTTCAATGTCAAACTTATGTCAAGAAATTACATTACCTACTGTTCCAATACAACACATAGATGACGACCAAGGAGAAATTGCACTTTGTATTCTTTCCGCTGTTAATGTTGGATCATTAAAAGATGTAAGTGAACTAGAGAACTTATGTGATCTTAGTGTGAGAGCATTAGATCAAATTATTGATTATCAAGACTATCCAGTTAAAGCGGCAGAAGTTTCTACAAAAGCAAGAAGAAGTTTAGGTATTGGTTACATTGGACTTGCACATTATCTAGCAAAAAACGGTGTTAAGTATTCTGATCCAAAGGCTTGGGAACTAGTTGATAGACTATCTGAAGCATTCCAATATCATTTATTGAGAGCAAGTTGTGATCTTGCAGAAGAAAAAGGAAAATGCACAGGATTTGATAGAACAAAATATGCAGATGGTCAACTACCAATTGATCACTATAAAAAAGAAGTTGATAAAATTGTACCACACAAACAAAGAATGGCTTGGGAAAGTTTAAGAAAAGATATTGCCAAATATGGATTAAGACATTCAACACTATCAGCACAAATGCCAAGTGAAAGTTCTTCCGTAGTTAGTAACGAAACAAACGGAATTGAACCACCAAGAGCATTACTATCAATTAAGAAATCTAAAAAAGGTCCACTGAAACAAATTGCACCAGGTTATCCTAAACTTAAAAATGATTATACTTTGTTATGGGATATGCCTAGCAACGAAGGTTATATTAATGTTGTTGCAATGATGCAAAAATATTTTGATCAAGCAATATCGGGTAACTGGAGTTACAATCCATTACACTATGAAAACAACGAAGTACCGCTATCTGCAATGGCTCAAGATATGTTAACAGCATATAAACTTGGTTGGAAAACATCATACTATCAAAATACATATGACTTTAAAGGTGAAGAAGAGGAAGTACAACCAGCAGGATTAAGTGCAGTTGTTGAAGAAGACGAGGGAGAAGACGTTATACTAGAGCCAGAACAACCTGTTAATGGCACTGTAAACGGACACAGCAAGGTAAGTACTACCGCAGAAGAAGACGGTGAGTGTGAAGCCTGCACAATTTAACAAAATTATATTATGACAAAGACAGTTTTTAATCAGAAGGTCGTTGACTTCACAAAACAACCAATGTTTTTTGGAGAAGATGGAGGAGTACAAAGATACGACAATATGAGATATCCACAGTTTGATAAGTTAAATCAAACTATGTTAGGATACTTTTGGAGACCAGAAGAAGTATCACTACAAAAAGACAGAGGTGATTATCAAACATTTAGACCAGAACAAAAACATATATTCACATCAAACTTAAAATACCAAACACTGTTAGATTCTGTACAAGGCAGAGGACCAAGTCTTATGTTCTTACCTTATGTTTCTAATCCAGAACTTGAAGGTTGTATTGTTACTTGGGATTTTTTTGAAGCACTACACTCTAGAAGTTACACACACATTATTAAAAATGTTTATTCTAATCCAAGTGAAGTGTTTGATACAATATTAAATGATGAAGAAATATTAAAAAGAGCAAAATCAGTTACAGACAACTATAACAAATTTGGACAAATGGCTCAAGACTATGCAATAGGAAAGAAAGTTGATATGATTGAACTTAAAAAACAATTATATCTTGCAATGATGACTGTAAACTTGTTAGAAGGTTTACGTTTTTATGTTTCGTTTGCTAGTACTTTTGCATTTGGAGAACTTAAACTTATGGAAGGTTCTGCTAAAATACTTTCGTTAATTGCTAGAGATGAAGCAACACACTTAAACTTATCCACACACGTAATTAAAAATTGGTACAAAGGTGATGATACTGAAATGACCAAAGCAATTAAAGGCACAGATAAAATGGTAATTCAAATGTTTAAAGATTGTGTTGATGAAGAAAAAGCATGGGCAAAACACTTGTTCAAAGATGGATCTATCATAGGACTAAACGAAAGACTGTTAGGAACATATGTAGAATGGATAGCAAACAAAAGATTGAGAGCATTAGGCTTTGATCCATTGTATGACATTCCAGCAACACAAAATCCACTACCATGGACACAACATTGGCTATCATCTAAAGGTATGCAAGTAGCACCACAAGAAACAGAAGTAGAATCATACATTGTTGGTGGTATAAAACAAGACGTTAAAAAAGGTCAATTCTCTAAATTTAAGTTATAATAACAGCCGTTTTCTACTACTATAAATACTGTTATGCCAGCACGAGGAATATGTAGACACAGAGATATAGGAAGAACAGGTCACAAGTGTGACAGTAAGGCTCCGGTTATAGCCAGCCAGAGAAGAGTGTTTGCTAATGGTAAGCCAATTGCCAGAAGAGGCGATAGAGCAGGTCGACATACCATATTAAGAATGTGTGGCAAGAGGCCTTGTTGTAAACCTCACAGTGCAAAACTTAATAAAGGTTCTCGAACAGTTTTCATTTACGGAATAGGAGTTGGCAGAGTTCGTGATTCTTTTGATATGAAACATATGGTACAAGGATCACGTAATGTGTTTGCAGGATAAGTCATGACAGTTAATAAAGGTCTTAAATCAGTTGTTGAATCCAGTCCAAACTTTTCTAATCAGGCTTTAGAGAATGCAATTAATGAAATTAAAAATGTTGATAAGGACGATGGCTATTTGTGGATCAAATCTGCATTTGATATGGACACAGCAATACACGATAATACCGTATTAACTACAACACAAAAAAACGATGCACTAGAAACTTTATATAACGCACAGCCTCATCTACAAATTGGACGTTATCTTAACGATGTAATTAGACATACAGATACTATACTAGATGGTTCTATCATTCCGGGTGATTCTACAATCACAGGTACACCTGAAGACCAAGGACAAGGTACTTTCCTTGAATTATTACAATCAGTACAAACTATTCAAAATACAATACCAGATTTATACGGAGTACCTGCATCAGAAAAAAATAGAGATGTTAATGACCATTTTGGTAGTATTAATAATAAATTTTTAGAAACCGAAGACAGTTCAGCACCTGTGTTCACAAGATTAAAACAAACATTAGAACTAATAGACACAAATTCGAGAAGAATCAGTGCTCTAGCCACTGCCACAGCGGCGGTGAGATTTTCAAATAATGCGTTGGTCACTTTTTTGAATTCTCTAGTTGCAGACTCCACAGACTTCCAGACCTCTCTCGACAATGCGGTAAACACAGCCGCGGGTAACATGGCCAACTTACACAATCGAGTAGCCGCTCTTCCAGGAGATCGAACTATATCGTCAGGATCAAACCAAGCCACTATCTTGACCGCCATTAGAGAAGAAATTGAAAACCAAAGACTTTTAGAAATCTCTAACCTATCTGGCATAAGAACGTATCTTGACTCATTAACAGACAATACTGCATATGCAACGTTGGCTGAAGATACTGAATTAAGAAAACTAATGTCAAGAGTAGCACAGAATACAAGTTGGCAAACTTATTTTAACGACTATGAAAAAAATCTAGATTTTTTAAATCCTAAATACGATACAACCACTGATTCAGACAAAGCATCTATAATAGAACAAATTTTAAGAGAAAAAGGATTACCAGATGTATTAGATCATATAGACATTGTAGCAGTGTCTAACAAAGCAATAAAAAATAATAGAATTAATACGGCAGGGTTTGCCAAATTAACAGAAGAACAAATCATTAAAAAGTGTTGTGAACAATTGAGTATCAGAACTGACGGTACAGTATACAATCAAAGCGAAAGATTACTTAATAACCTTAATGCACATGATAGACAAGTAATTGCTGATGCTATTGATTTTAATGAAGACTCTAATACTTTAAGTTAAAGTTACAGTTCCGCCTGCTTCTTCCAAATCTTTTTTAACTTTTTCTGCTTGTTCTTTTTCAACTTCTTCTACAACTGCTTTTGGTAATGCTTCGACAAATTGTTTTGCCTCCATTAAACCTAGTCCCATTATTTCTTTGACTTTTTTAAGAACATTTATTTTTTTATCGCCAAAACCTGTAAGTGTAACAGTAGCAGTTGACTTTTCAACTACAGGTGCAGATGCTTGAGCAGGAGCGGCCTGTAGGCTATCCAAGTCTATGTTCCATTCCTTAGATAATTTTTTAGACAACTCTAGTGCTTCTAGCACAGTTAATTGTCCTAATTCTTTAACCAGTGTGTTTATATCGGCCATTATTTGCCTTTATTTTTTTTACTAGGTCCGCCCATGTAGTGTTCAGATGGCTCATAGTTCCATTTTTTACCATGATGTCCTCTGATATCTGCATAAAGCATTCTTAATCTAGCAAGTAATCTGACTAACGGGTTTTGACTTACTCTCACTCTACTTTCCTATCTTCTTTGATCTACCTAAAGGTAATTTT